GCCGTCGATGAGGTTGCCCCACCAGGCGTGCGAGACCTGGAAATTGATCCCCCACCCGGTGGACAGACTGACCGTGCAGGTAGTCAGATCTTCGTAGCTGTCCGCGATCACTGCGACCACGAGCGCATCCCCGGTGACGCACGGGATCGGGCCGGAGGTGAGCACACCGGTGCCGCTGATCGTGGTGACCCGGCCCCGGTAGGCGACGTTCAGCGCCACGGCTCACCGCCCGCCTGCGACCGGCTCAGACGCTCGTCAGCGGCCCGCTGGCGCGCCAGCGCCCGAGGCCACCCCTCGCCAGCGCCGGACGCGCAGGGGCGCGTACGGCCGGCAGGACGGTATTCCTGCAATGGGTGCACCGGTTCGGTCTGCTGCCAGATGACGGCCGCGATCGTGACGACGTCGGCCGCCGCCAGCCCGGTCAGCACGATGGCCCACCAGACGCAGCCGGCCCAGCCCATCAGGGTCGGCACGCTCGGCACGCTACCGGCCGCCGGCGCCAAGATCCACACGCTCGAGGTTGACATCGCCATGTCAAGCCCGCTGAAGCTGAAGCTGCCCGGTCCGGACGAGGTTCATCAGCATCGAGGCGAGCGCCGAGTCCGCCCCCGGGGCTACCTGGAGCTGGATCGGGCTACCGCCGGTCGGTGCGGCACCGCCGCCGCCGTAGAATGATGGCTTCACCCACGAGAGATCCTCGGTCTGGATGAGCCCGAATTGCTTCTTTGCCCAGTCGCTCAGCGTCTTGACGTTGGCCTGTTGGCCCGGGAACGCCGCGTAGAACATGTCCGCGAGCTGGTCATTCACCTTAGCCAGGCTATCGCTCATCCCCTTGAATGAGAGATCCTCGAACACCTGGCCACCCTCGGCCAGGTGATTAAGCAATTCCTGCACCCCGCCGGACAGGTCGCCCATGCCGGACTGCACCTGGCTGAGCACCGAGGTAACGGCATTGTAGAGCTTGGGAGCCGCCGCGCGGATACCCTCGATGAATCCGTCGATGAGCGACTGGCCGCGGTAGAAGGTCCACCCCAAGCCCGCGAACGGACCCTCTGGCGGGGGCGACTGCGGGAACACCGATTCCGTCGCGCCCACCGCGTCGATGCCGGCCGCCTTCGCCGCCTCGCGCTTGGACTCGATACCTTGATTGAACCCGTCGATCATCGACTGGCCGGAATGGTACAGCGTCTTGGACGTGTCGCCGATCGCGTCCAAGATCATTGTCGGGAGGTGGCGGAACCAATCGAGTACGGTTTCGATAACCGCCTTTGCGCCGTCCCAGAATCCATTAATGAACGCCCGGCCCTTGTCGACGAGTGCCGTCGTCATATCACCGATGGCCCCGGTGACCTTGCCCGGGAACGCCTGTGCCTCGGTGACGATGGCGCCGATGCGATCCTTGATCGCCTGATACATGGCATCCCAGTGCTTCCGGGCGGTCTCGGGCAGCGAAGCGAACGCCTCGATGCCGGCCCGGATCTTGTCATTCGCGTCCGCGAATGCCGCCTTGATCTCTTCCCAGTAGGTCCGCCAGCGTTTCGACAGGTCCGCGAAGTTTTCCGCGACCTTCGTGCCGTAGTCGATCAAGCCCTTGAATTCCTCGACGAGCCACTTGATCACCGGAATGAGCACGTCCTGAATAACGCCCTTCAGCAATGGCATGGCATTGTTTGCCATTTCCAGCAGGGGCGGAATGACCGGCAGCAATGATTGGGTAAGATCAAGTGCCGCCTGCACGAGCGCCAGGAACAGCGGGGCCAGGGTGCGGATGATCTCGGCCAGCAGCGGGCCGGCCTCGCGGGCAATCTGCAGCATGACCGGCGTCATGTCGCGGAACGCCTGGGCCACCACCGGGATGACCGGCTGTAGCCCCTCGACGAGCGCGGTGACCACCTCGCGCAGCACCGGTCCCAGCTCGCGCACGATCGGCGTCACGCTGTCGATCAAGACGCCGCCGAATTGCGCGAGCAGCGGCACGACCGCCTCGACCACCGGCAACAGCGCGTCCAGCGCCGCGGTGAGCAGGTCCGCGATCGAGCTGCCCAGCGTGCCCACGTAGGGCGCGAGCGACTGCACGATGCGCAGCAGTCCGTCGCCGAGCGCGGTGACGATCCGCATCACCGACGGTTCGAGCGCCGCGAACGCCGGCCCGAGCGCGTTCGCGAGCTGCCCGACGAGCTGCCCGAGGTAGATCAAAAGATCTTTCGTCAGGGTGAACAGGGCATCGAGCCCCTGCACCGCGCCCGGGGTCCCCTCGGACAATTTGGCAAAGAATCCGCCGAGCCCCTCGCCGAGCATTCCCAGCCCGCGGGCGAAGACGTCCATGATCGGCTGCGCATTGCCCAGCGCTGTTTGCAGCCCGGGTAGTGCCCGCTCGACGAGATTGAGCAGGGCATCCGTCATTTGGGTGATATAGGGCGAGGAGAGCTTAAAGAGATTCTCGAACGTCGGGGCCAACCGATCGAACCACGCTTGCAGGTGATCGGCGGTAATGAGCAATTCGCCCTGAATGGACGCCGTCATGGACGCCATTTCGCCCATGACGTGATTCTTTAGTTCGGTAAAACGATCTTTTACTATCTGTTGCTGAGCCGCCGCTGCGATACCGATGCCGGCGAACGCGAGCGGCACCGCTGCGACGGCGAGCACCGCGGCGCTGGCTGCCGCGCCGATCGCCCCGAGGATGCCGACGCTGGCCCCGAGCCCGCCGACCATGATCCCGATACTGCTGATCGCGCGCCGCAGATCATCGACGTCGCCCTTGAATGTCAGCGTGACGGTGGGACCGCCGGCCAGCGCCATGGCTCAGCCCCGGGGATTCCAGCCCGAGCGTCGGCACGCCTCGCGCAGACCCTCGTGCATGAGTGGTTCGAGCCCCGGCTTGACCGTCGACAGGACGCGGAACAGGTAGCGCCCGCCCTTGATCCATACCCGGTGGTTCGCGTGCCGCCGCCCGACGTTCCCGCCGAAGTCCAGCCATCCGACGTAGGGGAAGCGCGGGCCGCCTTCCTTTACCGTGGCGCGCAGTCCGGGGAACCGTTCGGCCTCGACGGAACTCTTCGCGTGCCCGCCCGGCTGCGGCCCCATCGGCATGAGCAGCCGCACCCGGCTGGCCACCGACTCGGCGGCATCGTTGCCGATGTCGTCGAGCTGCTGAGTGGCTTCGTGTTCGAGCAGGATCAGCGACGCGCGCACTAGCTCGACGCCTGACACCTCGACGTCAATGTCACGCGCCATGGATGATCAGCGCCTCGACGCACGAGCCAGCTCGGCCTCTTGCCCGCGCCGGCCGTAGTAGATCATCCATGAGACAAACTCCGCATTACTCATTCGTCGGGATAGTTCGTCGACCGTCATCCCGAGCTTCTCTGCGAGGAAATAAGCGAACTCGATATCAGGCCGAGCCTCGAAATCGCTTGTACGCTGCCTTTCCGGCGCCGATCTCCATGCCGGAGATCTCCATAATCGTGTGGACGAGCTTCAGGATGGAACCGCCCGCGGTATCGACCTCCTGCCAGCGCGCCACCTCTTTTCGGGTGAACGTCGGCTCCACCGCGGCATAGGAAATAAGCACCTGTTCCATCTCGGCCGCGTCCAGCTCGCGGTTATAGACGCTCATCGCCTGCGCCCGGGTCAGCGGCTTGACCTTGATCACGCCCAATCCCGGCACCGGGACATCGGTCGTGACGAGCGCCGCTGCCCCGGAGAGCAATGCCGCCTTGTCAACGACCTGCCCCGGGTCGATATCACCGATGGCCGCGATGCCGTTGTCCGGCCGGTATTCCTCATCCATGTCCTAGCCTTTCCGTCCGATGAAAGGGGGTCAGGGTCCGGTGGTCGTGGCGACGTCACCCGATCCCTGGTATTGCGCCGTCCACTTGACCATGTCCGCGACCGGGGCCGTTTCGTTGTAACTGCTCAGCACCCCGTCAAAGGTCCGCACCGGCTTACCGGTACCGGACCCCTCGACCGAATAGATGATCTCGACGGTCTTCCCGACCTGATCTTCCATCGTTCCGCGCGGACCGGTCGCAGAATCGTCGTAGGTACCCTCCAATTTCATCGACGATTCCTTGAGTCCACCGCTGAAGACCTTGTAATCGTTGCCGAATGTCGTGACGTCGTGCACGTCCGCCTTGATCTCGAACTCGCACGACGTGCCGTACACGCTCATATCGGCGGCATCGACCGAGATAACGGTCCCCTTGCCGTGCACGAATGCCATTGCTATCCCTTTCCCACGATGCGGACTCGAAACGTTGCGGTGAGTAGTTCGATGCCCGCGACAGCCATCACCAGGAATTGCGCATCCATCACGTGGGCAAAGTCGTAGGCCCCCTGCGGATCGTGTTCCTCGATCGCCCGCTTCACCGAATTGGGACCGGTGCCGTCGACATAGGTCCCGAGCGCCCGATGCGAGCTGCCGGCATCCACCCGGCCGACAAAGATGATCACCGGGAGCAATATCGCGTCAGACCCCCGAGAAAAGGTCTCGTCGTAGTCGATGCGAGTCGGGAGCGTGACCATGCCCGCGGGCGGGGTCACCCGCTGCTCCGTGTAGGGCCGCACCCGCAGCCCGTTGATCGTCTCCAGGGCCGCGCCGATCTGATCCATCACATCGACTAAGATCATTCGAGCACCGTGCCGATCTTGCGCACGTACGGCTTGAGCAAGATCTCGACGTCGGGATCGAGCCGCGCGAGCAACCGCACCTCGGTCCCGGTCTCGGGCGAGCCCGCCACACCGAACGGTGCGTCACGCCGGCTGAGCAGCCGCGACGCCTGCAACATGCACGCCTCATGGATCGCCTGCGGCACCGCCGGCCAGCCCCACCACGCGGTGACCCGCACGGCTTCGGCCCACGGCGGCGGGTTGGGCAGGGCGCTGCCGTAGAACGACACCGTTTCGAACGGCTCGCCGAGCGCCGCTGCGTTGCGCGGCAGTAGCGACGTCCCGGCTACCTCGGTGTAGGTCCCGGTCCCTCCCGGGTCGCACGCCACGACGAGCCCGACCACGCTGGCGATGTCGTCGACCTCGCACACCCACTGGCCGCGCACCGGCACGCCATAACCGCGCAGCCGCGCCGTGTAGTAACGATCTTCTACCTCGTCGACCTTGCCGAACTGGCGCATCCGGCCCGGACGGGGGTCGCAGGCATAGTCGATCGCCCGCGAGGCCCCCGCCAGCGCGTCCTCGATCACCGTGTCGTCGGCATCGTCGTCGATCCGCACGAACTCGCGTAGCTCGTCGGTCGATGCATAGCTCGGCGCCCACGGCATGGCTCACCCCGAGCTGGACGAGCTGGCGCCGCTCGTGCCCGACTCGCTGCTGCTCGTGCCCGACTCGCTGCTGCTCGTGCTGGCCGGCTCCGTGGTCGGCTCCGTGCTCGTCTTGCCCGTGCTCGCCCCCGAGCTGCTCGGCTCGCTCGACGAGGTGCCGCTGCTCGGCTCTGTGCTGCTCGCAGAGCCGCTCTCGCTCGTGGCCGGGGTGGACGCCCCGGACCCGGACGAGGATGCGGCATCGGCCGGCTCGGACGTTCCGGCCGATGCCGCGCTCGACGTGCCCGACGACGCCGGCTCCCCCGTGGGGGAGGTGGGCGCTGCACCGGAGGAGTCCGGCGCCGTCGTGGCCTTTCCGGTGGGCGGAATCTGCACCGGTCCGCCCGTGCCACTTGCATCGCTGGCCCCCGGGGTCAGCGGGGGAAGCTCGTCAGGCCCCGGCTTGTCGGTGCCCGGCTTCGTCTGCGTGACCGTATTCGGCGCCGTGTCGGCCGGAGTCTCGCCGCCGTAGGGACCCGCGCCCATGGTGGCCGGATCGGGTACCGCGAGCGCGATCTTCCCGCCCACCATCGGCGTCTCGGCCGCCGCCACCTCGCCCGGCGCGAGCTGCGTGACGCCCTCGGGCAGATACCAGTCGGCCGCCGCATCCTGCGGGATCGTCGGCGGGCCGACCCGGCCCTGCACCCACGACTGCTGCGCGGTGGCCACCGGCTCGCTCGACGGGTCGCCCGGGATCGGGCCGCCTTCGGGACCGGCGCCGATGCCGGCCGCCGTCTCGTCGGTCAGCTCGCCCGTGGGCGCCGCGTCGGTGGTGCCCGGCTTCTCGGCCGCCGTGCTGCTCGTGGCGGGCGCGCTCGTGCTGGCAGTGCTGGTCTCGGCCTTCTCGGTGTCAGCCATGATCGTTTCCTCTCCCGGCTCAGGCAGCCGTGATCGAGACGCGGCGCACGGAGTTGGCCGCCTGCCGGACAATCACGGCGGAATAGGCCCAGACACCGAGCTTGACGGATTCCGGTCCGGCCACTTCCTCATACCGGAATCGGAGCATGTTGCCCTCGAAAAGAATCGTGTCGCCCGACCGGAAGACGATGATGGATTCCGGGTAGGTGGCACCGCCGATACCGAGTCCATCGGTGGCCGCGACGGCGAGGCCACCGACCGTCCCGGGCACCGTCACCGATCCGCGACCGGAGACGTTCACGAGCTGGCCATCGTCGGCCGGATAGAGCCGCCGGCCCGCGGTGTCGCGGAACTTCGAGAACCGACCCCACCGGGAAATGCGCATCGCCAGCGCGTCCGCGGGGAGCTTGCGCGAATTCCACACCGCGATGGCTGCGTCGGTAATGCCATCCTCGGCCGCCGCCGCGGTGAAGTCCGTTGCATCGCTGGCGTAGACCTTCACCGCCGCGCCGGCCGCGGTGATCAGCGCCGCGGTCACCGAGTCCTCGATCTTGCGGTTGTAGACGCTGAGCATGTCGCCGTAGATCAGCGAGTCGGCCGCCGGGTTGGTCATGTCGATCATCTGTCGGGAGACGACCTGGATCCCCGAGATCGGCTTCGGGGTGA